CATCAGCTCGGTAGCCACCAGATCGCCACCGCCAGAAGCAGCACCGACGGTCAGATCGCGACGGCCATAACCCAGCACATCAGCAGGGATCAGGATGCCGCGGGCTTCCTTACCGCTCTTCTCTTGAGCAGCACGGCTGACTTCAAATTCAAAACCAGCAGCACGCTGAGCTTCCTTGTCATTGGGATGAGCAAGGGCCTTCAGAGCACGGACAAAGGAGAACTCGCGAACTTCCTTGTCGGTCATGCCGATTTCGGCATCCTTAGCCTGGATAGGCTTCTCTTCGACACCCATCTTTTCCAGAAGGGCAGAACGAAGATCTTCAAGACCGCGGGAGTTAGAAATAAACTCCTGAGCCATTTCAATGTTCTTGGTGCGTTGACCAAGAGCAAGCATTTCGGCTACTTCCTTCGCCTTGGCCTGAGCGGCTTCAGCGCGGATAGCCCCAAGATCGAGCTGTGATTCCACGGTTGTTAGTTCGTTGGTTGACTGTTCCACGGCTGACGCCGTTTGTGCACTTTCATTATGAGAGAAAGCGCGACCAATGCCCACTGAGTTATCAGCAGGCACGGTGACCAAGCTGATTTCAAAGGGCTGGTAGTTGGTTGCACGATAAGTCACGGGAGACGTGGACTCGTCGGCTTCCATTTCGTCAATCTTGTAGCCAAAACTGACGTTGCGGATGATCCCATCACGGATGAGATCTTGCATTTCGCGACCAAGTTCGTTATTGGCGAGCTTGACCTTTGCGTATGCACGCTTGTTTTTGATATATGCCTTTTGAACTACACCAACAATGCGGTCAGCATCGTGTTGATAAAGCAAAGGTGCACCGTCATTTAGACGGGCAAGATCCATGGACTTTTCATCCATGCGAAGCACTTCCATGCCGTAATAACGCTCAACTGGCGCTTCACTGGCAAAAGGAAATTCAAGAGTGCGCTCTTCGTCGTCACAAGCGCGAAAATCAACGCTCAGTGCACGCTTGAGAGTTTCTCCTTCGAAGAAACGCAATGCCGCAATTTTGGTCAAAGTCGAGAAACGATGGCCGACCAACCTATCGCTCGGCTTGTAGCCATCACCTTCATCGCGATAGACACGAATCAATGCAGCGGGGTTTTCTTCCGATGCATCAATCGTGAACGACGAATCAGGAACGTCGATGGACTCACTGCGGGAAATCCGAGTGATCTTGCCCCGTGCAGTTCCACCACTGGAATTCCACGAAACAAAGTCGCCAACTTTGAGTGCGTCAGCCGCAGCGCGGTCTTCCTGCACTTCAGGCACTTCTTCGACAACAGGTGCTTCAGGCTCAGCAACAACGGCCGAACGCTGTTGAACACCCACAGGCGCAAAGCCGCGTGCTTCGCGTTTCATAAGGTCTACAAACGGGCTTCTCATTAGTTTAGGCGTTGTTACTCAGGTTCCTGCTCATGTTGAGTCGGATGCTCAGTGGGAGCAACTTCGTTGAATTGAGTAGCGCCGTTGAGAGAAGTTTGAGAAGGATCGGTATCAAGTGTGATGTTTAGCTCGTCGGCAACTGCCAATTCATGCTGGCGTTGACGCATTTGCTCTTCAAAATCACCACCGTGCAGAGCGATGACTTGCGACAAGGTCATGATGCCGCTGCGGATTAGATCCTTATATGCAGTGGCTTCTTTCTGTGGATCAACGAACTGCGCTGCAGGGGCCATCCACTTGGTGGCCATGTAACGGCCGGGGTTGGTCTCAAAGCCAGGCAGATCAAGCACTCCAGCCATCACGGCCATCTCAAGCCACTTCTCATACACTTCTTCGCACAGCGATTCGATAACGAACTGCTGGAGAACTTTGTAGTGAGTGCGAGTCTCAAGCAACTCAAGACGAGACGAGCTGTAGTTGCTTTGCGAGAAGTCCGAGCTGACCTGCGTATAGCTACAGCCGACGCCAGCCGCTACGGCACGCAACATTTGCTGGACAAAGGGCGTAAACGCATCATCCGGGCGATTCGGATTGAAGAACTGCATCTCTTCACCCGGCGCCAAGCGGCGAATGCTGCCAGGCGAGAAATCAAGCACCGACTCTTCGTTGTAGGTGCCGTCTTCAAACAGCTCCTGATCAGGCGTCTTGACGAACGCCATCATGCTGCTGCTAGCACGAGCGGCGACAATCTCCGCTTCTTCGTAGCCGGACAGGTTGCGCAGACGCATGATCGCCGTTGCAAATGCGCTGACGCCACGGGTCTGACCAGGCCGCTCAACTAAATACAGATGGATGATGTCGTCGGCAGGTATACGCACACGGCGCTTGGCTGCCTTTTGGGCATAACTGAATTGATAGTCACCGGGGTGATAATCAAAAAAGTGGTAAGCAACAGGCCTGCCCCACTTATCAATCTCAACGCCCATTCGGATTTCATTTCCGTTGCTCTCGATGGCGTTGTAGTCATCGTCAAGCAAATCAGATTCGATGATTTCCAGGCCCATCGGCACCTGGCTGCCACCAAACGATTGACGGACGATCCGAACAAATACTTCGCCTGATTCCAGCATCGAAGTCACGCAAAGGCGCTGGATGTCGTACCAGCTCAGCTTGCCGCCTGCATGACAACGCTTCGCAGACCCCCAACGGGTCCACTCATCTTCAATGCGGCTATTGACTTCTTCCGCAAGACGCCCGCCACGCTGCATGCGCACTTGGGCTTGCAACTTGATGCCGGTTCCTACGACGTTGTTGCGGACAGCGCGAAGTGCAGATTTTGCAAAGTCCGAATCACGAACCAGTTGACGTGCGCGGTTACGCAGCAGGCGAATGCTGCCCCGGATTTCGCTGTCCGCTGAAGTGGCCTGATTGATCCAATCAGAAGTCAGGCGATTGTTCTGCGCTGCGGCATAAGCACGCTGCAGATTTTGATTCCGCGTTTTTGCTTCTTCAAGTTGACGACGGAGCCCGCCAATACGACCAAAACCTAAAAAAGCCATCACCGGAACCTGACTTTGGCGAGACCGGGATTACCAAGACCCTGGCGAATCTTTTCCCGGCGTCGCTCCATTGCGACTTCATTTTGCAGTGTGCTGCGCAGTTCGAGCAGCTCAGTCATCTTGTAACGCCGCAAGCTGCGGCCACCAATGCTGTATTCCTGCACCATCCCGCCTGTGGACAGGGTGCGAATTGCAGCGTCAACCTTTTCAAGGTCAATTTCAGCGCGGCTGCGATCGTCAAATGCACCGGGCGTACCGCTGTAAACAGCAGAAGCCTTGACGGTGAACTGACCGCGACCAGCGGTGTACTGCTTACTGTCGTAAGTGGCTACTGCTTGCCAAGTCCACAGACCTGCGTCAAAGTCCGTGGTGGTACTAGCTGGAATCGTGATGCGCCAACCATCACCTTCAGCAGTGCCAGTAATGATTGCGCCTTCGGATGCAGTGTTGGTCCGGGCGTAAAACTTGAGCGTGTAAGTGCCGCTGTCAATGACAGTGCCGATTGCATCGGTAAAGGACGGCACGTCAAAAACAACGGTGTCGCCCGCGTAGATCAAATCTGGGACAAGGATGGTCACCAGCTAGTCACGAATGAAGGATTACTTCGCCGACGCCGCCTTTGCGGTGGCCGATATGGAGAGTCTATCGGTTTATCAGGCGTTGCATCAGTAGGTTGTTTTTCATTTTTAGCTTTACCTAGCGCACGCTCAAACTGCTCAAAGATCGTGTTGCGGTTGAAGCGCATGTACAGGTAGTGCAACGCGGCGTAGCTGTAGCAGAAACAGTCCAACGCTTCGTTGCGGTCACCGGCTTTCTTCTTCCACTCGCGGATGGCAAAACCCTTGACGTAGCGGATGACCTGACGTTCGCTGGTTAGCTGCTTGAAGTAGTCCTGCCCAGCTTCTGCGTGGAAGTGGATGTAACCAGCACCAGGCTCGTTGTGTTTTAGACGGCCAAACAAGGTGGACTTGATTGTGTCACTACCCACAGGAAATACTTCGGCCGAGTTCTTCAACACCTGGCCTTTGTAGTTGATGTCAACTTTTGAAGGTTTGCCGATCGGTGGCTTATTGCGTACCGACTGACCTTTCAAGGCAAATACACCTTTGCCTTTACGACTTCTCGCATACGCATAGACTTCACTCGTGTAGTGGCCACCAGAGTCCACTCCAATCGCTGACACCTTCAGCCGTCCGCCATCGGCATGCGGGTAGTCACGCAAAACGACATCGTCCACCTGATCCCACAGCTTCTGACCGGCAGGATCGCCGTAGATCGCTGTATGGCTAATCAGCCAACACTCTTCGTCTTTGCCGTAGGCGTACAACCCGACTTCAACGCGGTTGTCCTGCACGTCAACACCAGCGCACAAGATGCTGGCACCAGTCGGTACTTCACCAGCGGGATAGAACTCAGCCCGTTCAGCAAGGCTGTCAGCGCCAAGCTTGGCCCCCGTCTCTTCTTCCCAACATTCTCCCAAAATCGTGTTCACGAACGTCTTTAACAACGGCGCGTCGTTTTTCGCACGTAAAAACTCGGTGACGATCTCTTCCCAACTTTTCCAACCCAATGGCGAATACAAGGAAGACAAATGGAATCCAACCGTCCTCG